GGAATGCTCAGTATCAGCAGAACCCAACTTCCGAGGAGGGTGCGCTGGTTAAGCGTGAATGGTGGCGTGAGTGGGAAGATGAGCGTCCACCGCCGTGTGAGTTCATCATTCAGTCTTGGGATACGGCGTTTCTAAAGACACAACGCTCGGACTACTCAGCGTGTACAACGTGGGGTGTTTTTTATAGGCCCGACGATGATGGCGTTACCCAACCGAACATTATTTTACTGGATGCTTTCAAAGAGCGTTTGGAGTTCCCAGAACTCAAGAAAGCGGCCCAAGAGTTTTATGTGGACTGGCAACCTGATGCCACTATCGTGGAGGCAAAAGCTGCCGGTACACCGTTGATCTTTGAGCTACGAGCGATGGGGATACCTGTTGCGGAGTACACCCCATCTAGGGGTAACGATAAGATTAGTCGTGTGAATGCGGTCTCGGATCTGTTTGCGTCGGGCATTGTGTGGGCACCAGGGACTCGGTTTGCTGAAGAGGTGATCGAGGAGTTTGCTGCGTTTCCTTCTGGTGAACACGATGACCTTGTAGACTCATCGACACAGGCACTGCTTAGATTCCGTCAGGGTGGCTTTCTAAAACTAAACTCTGACGAAGAAGATGAACCCCTTTATCCAAGAAAAGCGAACTATTATTAATGGCTTTTTTGCAAAGCAACATCCCGTACTTCAAGTGCTGGGTTAGGAAGGAATACACACACAACCACATCAAGTATCACGGTGAGTTCTTACATGCGATGGCAATCGCTGTAACCACCATGCCGTGTCGTAGCTTGAGCTTCCAAGTAATCTTTACTGGAGCAGAGACCTACGATGATGACGATGAACCGAATGTTCACGGCGGTGCGATGTGGGCAAGGATGCCGATTACGGGCTTGGTTGCTGATACGCCGTTAGAAGAGTGGCCTGAACCAATGCCAACGTGGGCGGCGCAGCCTTGGGATTGTAGTTCCAGAGAGCACTCGGTGTATGTGCTTGATCGGTGTACGCCGTGTCCTTGGTTGGCAAAGATTGATGGTGAGATGTATCCGGCAAAGTATCTGTTCACGGTGGATTACACCAACAACGAGATCGCGGATGATCCGGCACAACACAAGCAGTCGCATGTGATGGAGCTTTTGGATGCGGGGCCGTGGACAGGAAACATCGTTGCTTTACCCAACAATCGGGTTAGAGTGACGCATCCTGCGTGGTTCGAGGTGGGCGAAGGTGCCCCAGACTTCAGACCATCGCAGCACATTCACTACAGCAAATCTGATTTAGATTACACGTTAGATGTGAATCAAGTATTCGATAACCTCTATGCAGGAGCAGGCGATGAAGAAGAAGTCTAAAGGTTACAGCAAGGGCGGCGCGATGATGAAATCTAAAATGATGACTAAACGCCAAAAAGAAGCCACGCCTAAGCGCGATGCGGATAAAAAGGCGAAAAGAGCAAACCCAACTCTTGCTCGTAAAACCCGCACGATGATGGGTGGCGGTATGACTAAATCAAAGATGTCATCAAAAGGTGGCGCTAGAGGCGGAAGGATGCCTGGTGGTATGCAGGCTGGTGGCTCCACAAAAATGCCTATGAGCAGAGATCCTAGAACGGGTGAAATGAAGCCCGATTTTGCTATGGATGGCATAGGTAAGATGCAAGCTGGCGGCAAGACCATGAATATGATGACCAGCGATGGCGTCAAGATGTCGCCTAAAATGATGGCTAATGGTGGTGCCACCATGATGGATCGAAAGAACGGAGGTAACACCGTTGCCCGTGGCTCTGGTGCGGCTCGAACTCAAAAGTTCACGAAGAACGGATAGATGGCTATTGATCGCCCTCTGGTTACGCCAGACACGATCTTTTCTCAGGGAACCGGCGATGAGCCAGACCTAGAGATAGAGATCGTAAATCCTGACGCTGTTTCTATCGAAACAGATGACGGTGGCGTGATAATAGACTTTGACCCTGACATGGGGCCAATGGGCGCAGAGATCCATGACGCCAATCTTGCTGAGTTTATTGATGAGGGCGAACTATACGGTATCGCCACTGATCTGATCGGCTCGTTCAAGTCAGACAAAGAAAGCCGATCTGACTGGGAGCGCACCTACGTCGAAGGCTTGGATCTTCTAGGTCTTAAACACGAGGACAGAACCACACCGTGGGACGGTGCTTGTGGTGTGTTCCACCCGCTGCTCACAGAGTCGGTGATTAAGTTTCAGTCACAGGCGATACAGGAGTTGTTTCCTGCCAGTGGCCCAGTCAAAACTTCTGTCGTTGGCACTATTACCAACGAGAAAGAAAATCAAGCAAACCGTGTTCAAGACTATCTGAACTACTTGCTGACTGAGAAGATGACCGAGTATCGCTCAGAGACAGAGCGTATGTTGTTTTCTCTGCCGCTTGGTGGCTCTGCTTTCCGCAAGGTTTACTACGATCCAAACATGGGACGCCCTTGCAGTATGTTCGTACCGGCTGAAGACTTTGTTGTCAGCTATGGTGCGAGCGATCTGGCGACCTGTGAGCGTTCTACGCATGTGATGAAGCGTAGCTCGAATGAGATTCGCAAGCTGCAAGTGGCAGGATTTTATCTGGATGTGGAGTTACCTGCCCCATCTCCAGACTACGATGAGATCGAAAAGAAATATAACGAGTTGACGGGTGACTCTGCCAACTACGATATGGACTATCGGCACACGATCCTTGAGATGCACGTCAATTTAGACCTGCCAGGGTTTGAAGATACCGAGAAAGGTGAGCCTACCGGCATCATGTTGCCGTATGTGGTGACGATTGATCAGTCATCACGGACGATTTTGTCCATCAGACGCAACTGGTACGAGAGTGATGAGCGTAAAATGAAGCGCGAGCACTTCGTTCACTACCAATACATGCCTGGATTAGGGTTCTATGGCTTTGGTTTGATCCACATGATCGGTGGATTGGCTAAATCTGCCACCTCTTTGCTGCGACAACTGGTCGATGCAGGCACGTTGGCGAACCTTCCGGGCGGTTTGAAGGCCAGAGGACTGCGAATCAAGGGTGATGACACCCCGATTATGCCTGGTGAGTTCCGAGATGTGGACGTTCCGGGCGGAACGATCAAAGAAAACATCAGTTTCTTGCCCTACAAAGAGCCAAGCACGGTCTTATACCAGCTTATGGGCGACATTGTGGAAGAAGGACGCCGTTTCGCCTCCGCTGCTGACGTAAAAGCAGCCGATATGAACGCAGAAGCGCCGGTTGGCACCACATTAGCCATCCTAGAACGCTCTATGAAGGTGATGAGCGCCGTTCAGGCCCGTATGCATGCCTCTATGAGGGCAGAATTACGCCTATTATCGAATATCGTGCGTGATTTTGGGCCACAAGCGTACCCATACGACGAAGATAAGGAGCCATTGGTGGCTTCAGACTTCGATGACAGGATAGATATAATCCCAGTCAGCGATCCTAACGCTGGAACCATGGCTCAGCGCATTATGCAGTACCAAGCGGCATTGCAACTGGCTCAACAAGCGCCAGAAATGTACGACATGCCGTTATTGCACCGGCAAATGCTAGAAATCCTGAACATTCGGGACGCAGATAAGATCGTTCCGACTGATGATGACCAACAGCCGACTGATCCGATCACTGAAAACATGAATATCATTAATGGTAAGCCAGTAAAGGCGTTTGCTTACCAAGATCACGAAGCACACATACAGGCGCACAAGTCTTTGGCAGAAGATCCCACCGTATTGGAGATCATGTCGAAGAGTCCCAACGCAAAGAAGGCGATGGCAGAGCTTGCTGCCCACGTTCAAGAGCATTTGGCGTTCCAGTACAGGGCGCAGATCGAGAAGGAGCTTGGCTTCGAGTTGCCGCCGCCTAGTGAGCCGTTGCCAGAGGATATCGAGTTCAGAATCTCTAGGCTTGCAGGTCAGGCAGCAGAGCAACTCAAGGGTGTGAACCAACAGAAGGCGCAAGCGCAAAGAGCACAACAACAAGCGCAAGATCCTATCATTCAGATGCAGCAAAAAGAGTTGCAGATCAAAGAGATGGAAGCCCAAACCAGGGCGCAGTCGGAGATTGGCAGATTGCAGCTTGATGCACAGAAGGCTGCATTGAGATCGCAAAAGAAGTATTAGATGACGAATAGTGATAACGTCTTTGATTACTTGAAGGACGTAATACGAAAGCAGATGAACGAATACGCAGATCACATCAGTGGTGGAGCGTGTAAAGATTACAGCGAATACACCAAAGCGTGTGGTGTAATAGAGGGATTGGCTCTTGCGGAGCGTGAGATACTGGATCTCAAGTCTCGGTACGAGCGAGAGTGATTTGCCGCGATTGCGGTATTAGCGACTCTGGACGCTTTTTTCCAGTGCATAGGAACTAACTAATGTCAGA